TCGTAAGAATCTTCATTTTGTAACAGGTTAGTGATTTCATAATAATCATACCTAAAAGATACAGTTGAAGTTACATAATCTACATCAGTTGCGGTTGTATTAAATTCAATACTCGATAACGACAATGGAAACATATCTCTAAATTTTATTTCCATTTGAGCATTCATATTACTAGTAAGAATGGTTAAAACACCATCCATAGTTTTTTCATCACTCTCTTTCAATTTTTTATATTTTTCAATTGAATTTTTGGTTGGAACTCCTAGACCAATAATCCAATCGTAGATAGATAACCAATTTTTAAGATTTTCATCTACTACAAAAGAAAGAGTCAATTCTTCAAATTGTACTTCATCACCCTCAATTTGAACATTTCTCATTGGAGTTGGCACATCTATTCCACCTATTGAAATGCCTGGAAGATTTGCTGTCTGACAAAAATAGGATACTTCTTTAAAATTAGACAATACAAATCTAAATCCAATCGGAGATAGATAATTTGTATTAGATGGGGCTCCTTGAAGTACTGACATAATCTATTACGCCACCGCTGCTTCTATTGTCCCACCAGTTGCAGTTGGAGTCAATAATTCAACAATCCATAATTCTGCATCACCACCTTGTGCACAAGTAAAACGAATAAGACTTCCAACTGCTATGTCAGTTGATGAACGAAAAACATCACCACCTGAAACATCAGCTGCAGATGTACCATTATGATTTACATAGAGATACATATTGTCACCAGTATCACCATTAGTTTTAATTTCAAGATTATTTGTACCTGAGAATGATGTAACAATTACAAAGTCAATATGGAACCCTTCACAACCAACAGGAATTGCTGGAAGTTTAATATCTAAATCATGAGCTGCACCATTCACCTTAACGAGTGCACCTGAATGTTGTAGTGTCAATTCTATTGATTCATCATCTGCACCCGCTGTTACAGTATAAACTGGTCTACGGAACCCAAAACCACCTTTTCCTGTACCACCAGATAAAGTTGATGCTTCTGTCCCAGATGATGTAACACTATTAGTTTCACCATCATGAATTCTTGCTACTTCAACTCCATCAAATTGTTTTATTACTACATCTTCACCATCAGTTGTAGTTGATACAGTATTAGCTAGAAATCTGAAAAGATTTTTAAGAGTGATCTTCTTATTTGTGGGGGAATCACTTGTTGGTTCCGTCACAACTAAAGCTATATCTTCTTTATTTGGAGAAATTATTTCTGTTAATTTTGGTATAGTTTTATCAGCCATAAGTATCCTTTCTTATGCTATATTTAGTAAGATTAAAATAGCATAAAAAAAGGGGAGATCAGGCCTCTTTTACCCAATCTCCCCTCTAATGAACACCACTATGTGGTTTTCTCTTACATCAAGTTAGTTACACGAACAAGTCTGTAGTAAGCGTTCAGGTTTTGTGTAAGAGCACCATCAGCAGGATCAGTTGTAGCACTGAATGGATTCGCGACGATTCCATATCGTGTTTTGAAACCAATCTTAGGCTGGAAGGAATTCTCACCAACCGCACGTACCATCTGAAGAGGTACATAAGGACAATAG